GATATTGCCTAAAGAATCTACATTAAAATTATCAGATTCTATGGTTAAAGGACTAGCCCCTAAAACATGACTAAATGATCCTGTTACACCATAAACATTACCACTTGCACTTATATTTCCAGAAGCTGTTATATTTCTTACTTCAATATCACCACTACAACTTAAAGGTCCTACTGGTATTTCAATTAATCCACTTGAAGATACTTGAAATAAAGGCATACCTGATATGTCATTTACTTCCATTAATGTACCTAATAAACCATCTGAGACTGAGAATAATTGTCCTACTGATCCTTGTACATCGAATATTGTTGAACCTGATCCCTCTATTGTAAGTGAACCTGTAACGCCTGCTGATCCTGAATATTGTCCGTCCCATGAACCTGAGTCTATTCCTGTTAATTGTGAACCATCACCTTCAAAACTCCCACTAAAACTTCCACTAAATATTCCATTTCCAGATTGAGCAAATGAAGCCGTGTCTGCATGAGATGAGGATACCTCTTTAATTATTTCGTGTGATGCACTTATTGCATAGGATGCTGTTAAAGCATAACTTGATGAAACTATACCTGTTAATTGTGAGCCATCTCCTAGATATGTTCCAAATGATGCTGTTGAAGTAGCACTTGAAGATACATTACCTGAAGATGTTATATTGGTATTGACATATAGTCCACCATTGGGTGAAATTGAAGCAGATACACTTCCACTTATAATTTGATAAGCATCAGGAATGGAACCTGAAAAAGAACCACTAAATATTCCTGTACCATCACCGAAAAAACTACCTGTAAAAGAACCTGTAAAAGGACCATTTCCAGATTGAGCAAAAGAAGCCGTGTCTGTATGAGATGAAGATACTTCTTTAATTATTTCATGTGATGCACTTACTGCATATGAAGCAGAAACTGCATATGAAGCATAAGAAGAGGTTAAGGCGTAAGAAGATGAGATTGAAGAGCCTCCACCTCCTGTGTTCCCATAAGCCCCTACTGCTAAATTATCTACAAATCTTATTCTATCTGGCATCTTTTCTTTTTATTATAAATATTAACCTGTAGATACTGTTGGTGTACCTCCATTATTCCATATGACACCCTCTATACCTGGATCTGTTGTTGGTAAATCATTTAAAGATACTAAGGGGGTACTTGTTGGAGATGTAGGAAATTGAGAAGCTGGGGGAGGGGTATGTATTTTTCCTCCTTGGGTTGCTCTACTTCTTCCATCATCAGTAACTGTAGGGTTAGCTTCAAAAATATTATTTAAAGATGTTGTTTCTATTTGAAATATTACTTTTGATTTATCATTATATTTTTTTATAGCTGTTGTATCCTTTTGAACAACATCAGGAATAATATAACCCTGCATTTTTATACTAAAATTACTTCTAACACTTCTATCTTTACTTTGAGCCAACTCCGTAACAGTAGTAAAACTATCTATATTAGCTTTAAATTTAAATCTTTCAGGATTACCCCAATATGAATCAGAAGCATAATTTATTGCTTCTACTATTTTATTTAATTGTTCTACATAATAAGTTTGAATAATACAACTATAAGTTAAAGTTACCCAATCTGGAATAACATTAGCTATAAATTGGTTTGGTGGTTTAGAATTATTTAATAAATTAAAATTACTATAAAAGTTTTTTGGGTTATAAATTTTTTGCCAAGAAGTATATAAATTAGGATTATTAGCATCTAACTTTTTAGATAAATTTCTATTCTTTTCTAATGAATCTCTTTTAAACATTATAATAGGGTTCATTATAGCTCCTTTTTTATCTCTATAATATCCATCTTTTTGAACTGATTTCCATCTTTCAGGAGAACCATATATTATAGGGACAGCTATTCTTTCTCCATTTTGAATTACATATGGTCTAATAACCTCATTAAAATAATACATTATAGACTCATCAATATCCTTTATCCCTATAGTAAAGGGTTTAACAGTATCTCCTTTAAAAGATAATTTAGTTGATCTATCAAAATTAATATTGGCTTCATTAACTGGAGGGAACTGAGAACCCTCCCTAGCATCATTAGGATTACCTCTTTGGGCATCATAAGGAGTGTGTAAATCCTTGGAAATTTCTTTTTGGGATTTTGGTACGGGTTTTCTATATTTTTTAGCCATTTATCCTAGCTTTTTCAATTTGTACTTTATCAGCAGGAGTATAATGAGTCTTACATATTATTGAAACACTACTTCCAAAATTTTCTAATCCCGGGTTTATAGGATTAACAGCATAGTTATAATCGGGATTTTTACCTGCAAAATATTGATTTCCTATTACATCATCTACCTCATAATATCCTTCATAATACATGATTATGTCCCCCACTTCAGGGACTAAATCAGCCCCATACCAATTACCTTGATCAAAATCTTCATTGAAATCTTTGGCTCTATCTAATAAATCATCCCTTAAGAATTTAAAATTAACTAATTGAGTGAATTGAACACCAAATTCATCATCAGGGAATTCTTGTTGTTGATGGTCTATTAAACAACTTAATAGTACAGGATCATAATAATATTTAGCACCTGCTGATTCTCCATAAATATTTACTTTAGTTTCTGCTAATTTTAATTTATAGTAAGCACATTCTTGAGAAACAATATCCCCCATCAACTCTCGGTTGATGTGTCTAAATAAACTTATATCTCTTTTACCTCCATATAATGCCATATTATCCTATATAAATTGTGTATGGGACTTTATTCAATTCTTTTTGTAAAAAATCATTTTCAGTTGCTTTTCTTTCTAATAAACTACTTCTTGAAGTTTCATCAAAATAAGCTCTTAATCTTTCTATTAAAGCTGTTCTATTAGCTGTTGCTGATGATAATAAATCTGATTGATTCAATGTCACATCGGCATCCGGGATGGGGATAGTTGAATATTTACCTCTAATATATCCCAACATTTCTTTAGCTATTGTTAAAGTCATTTCAAATATCCATTGTCTGCCTATAGAATTTATAATGTTATAATTAGGATTTTCAAATGGTACTTCTGCTACATTTGTTATTAAATCTGTTCCATTAGAATAAGGGTTATTTCTTTCTGATTTTTTTATATATTCAAACCATAATGTTCCTGCTACATTAGGAATAGGGAATATTTTTAGATTATTATTAACTAACTCAAATGAATAATTAGATCTTCTAATTTGGTCATTAAATTCAATAGCTTGCATTACCTGTAAATCATAATTAATAGGCATCATTAAAAAATTAATAGCAGGTGAATAACTACCCCAACCAAATGAATCCATTAAATCTATCATTCCTGTTCCTGTTCCCGCATAAGGATCAAAATATCTTGTTATAGCAGGAGGGGCTTCATAAAAAATTCTTTTTATTTCTATTGAATCATTAGCTGCTAAATTAGCATTTGCCTGTGCCCAAGAATCCATATTATAGGTTTGTTGACTACTTACTAAAGATAAAGAACCTGAATACCAAGTTACATTTCCTCCTACACCTGCTTCTACCCCATATTGTTCTGATATTCTTACTATTGAAGCAAGATTAGGGGTTATTAATTGACCATTTGGTATTGTAGTACTAGATGCTCCTTCTAAAGATAAATAATTTTCTCTTATTTTATAAGCATATAATTCATTTCCATATATTGTAATTGCTTCTTCAAAAGCAGTATAAAATGAACCCGATTGTAATTCTACATCCGCCAAAGGATAACCTAATCTTCTAGCACAAAAATCAGCTACTTTATCAGAATCAGTTTGAAAATCTAATTGACTATCATAAAAGCCAAAGGGGGTTTGACCCGCTGAAAAACTTGATGTTCCTGTCCAAATAGGTATATTCATAATTTTTTAATTAAGTGGTTGCTATAAAATACTCTACTTTAGCACTACTACCTGAAGGTTCTAATGAAACTGAAGCTATATCATCATAAGAAAAAGTATTTGTTAAACTACCTGTTATTTCACTTGTTGAAAGCATAAATGTTCCTCCTGCAGATAGTGAAAAATTTAATAGTTCTGAGGAGGATGACACTTGTAAATTTAAGGGTACTGTAGTTGAATAATTGGATATTCTACCATATTTAAAGCTTCCTGAAGAAAAAGTTCCCGCTCCTGGGTTATCATCATATTTAAAAATAGTAGTTTCACTACCTGAGGGAATTGTAACTATCCTATTATCAATATGTTCAATACTTTTTATTGTTAAATTGTAATCAGTTCCTCTTTCAGTGCCTTCCAGCATTACTCGTTCTCTTATTAAAAGGGTGAAATCAGCCATAGTTTTGGTTATAAATACTAAAGGGTTAAATTAAAATAAAAAAAAAAGACCTGACTAAAAAGCCAGGTCTTAAGTTTGATTATATTAAGAGTGTATCTTATACTGCAGCTAAATTGCTTACAAATACTCTTCCATAAAATTCAGGACGAATCATCTTCTTAGCATATCGAGTTAAGAGACCTTTTCTAGGAGTGAAGGTATCTGGATCGTATACTAGAGGAGTCATGATAAGTGGAATATATGGAGCAAATACAGCACCTGTTTCTAGGAACTGATTACCTCTGTATCCCATTAATATAACGTTTTCAGTCATATATGGGTTTTTATATACATCATATCTACTATTCATTTGTCCCATTTTCTGGATACCAAATGCAAATTTATTCTTCGAAGCATCACCATCAGCATTAGAAGCAAATCCTGGGATTGATTCTATGATAGTAGCAACTGAAGGGGAAATCATAGCAAAATTAGCACCACCTCTAAGAGTTTTCTGGTGAATTTTGTTAGATACCTTTTGCATTTTAGTTCCTAAAGTTTGGAACCATTGTCCTTGAGTATTGAAGAAATTCAAATTATCAAATCCTGTTCTACCAGAGTTTAATGATTGGTTGTTTTCTGCATTCCAGTATTCATCAGCAGCTGATGCATCTTGGATAAGCATATCAATAATTTCAAGATCAATTTCTAATGAAATGTATTCACTCATGATTGAAGTTAACTCTGCCTCAGCATCTAAGCTTTGGTAAGCATTCAAATCTTGAGCAAATTCTGGAGTCCATTGTGCTTTTAACTTTCTAGTTTTAGCAACAATAGCTTCTGATTTCATTTTCACATCAATTGATGGAATTGAAAGAGCAGTAGCAGATTGAGCGTTTGGCATACCTGCACCAGCAGCATCTTCAAAGTCACCTCTGTAGTTATCTTCTGGTTGAAGGTTATATAATACTACCATATCCGGAGTTAAATCCTCCAATGAAGCTGAGCTTACTTGGTGAATAAAAGTAACAGTAGCACCACTAACAGAAGTATATTCTGGTAATAATGTAGATGTAGTTAATGTATCACCTGGAGCTGATCCTGAAGTTGCAACAAAAGCTCTAGCTCCATTGAAATCTGGATTAACACCACTACCTGTTACTGAACTCATATCAACATCTACAGCAGTATATGTAACACCTGCGGCAACAGAAGCTGATACTTCAGCTTTGTAGTCCAATTGATCCCAAGTAGCAGCAGCAGCAGTTTGACCTGTAAATGAAGCTGAGAATTGATTAATTGAATAAGCAAATCTTCCAGCACCATATAAACCATCTGATGGATCTGTACCAGCACCTGGATTTGTGTTACCATACATTGAAGCAGGGCTTGAATATACATCCCCAGCTGGACCAAAGTTAAGCTCTTTGTCTTGACCATATTGGAAATCGAGGAAGAATACTAGACCAGAAGGTAAGTTCATTGGTTGAACTGAAACAAATTCTTTAGATGCAATTTGTCCAAATACTTTTCTTACCAA